CCTCAATGGATGGCAATCCATTCGGAGGCACAGCCCCCCACAAGCGCGGTCCAATCGGGTTTCCGGCCATCGTAGTCACACGCCATTTTTCTCCCTCCCGCTGTACTCGAACAGGTGTCATCGACCAAGTTCCTTCAGCTTGGCATCGTCTGCCCTGATGGTTTCGATAAGCTTGTTAAGATCCGCGCTCTGCCCCGCATAATGAATGATGTTTGCATCCTTGTAACGATCCAACCCAAAGTGTTCCTCTACGCTTGTCATGCAGTTGTAGGCCGGATCTAGGTTGCAGGTGGCTGTTGACCACAGGTGCAGTTGCAGATTCATCCATGTCTGCTCGGCAAAGTGGTTGGGGAATAGGCCAATCGGCGGCTGGGATAATGCGCCAACAGCCCTGGACGTGATAACGAAAACTCCTGTATTAAAGTAAAATCTTGGATTAAAATCATTTAATCCAAAAGCATTTGCTAGTCCCTTGAGTCCTGGTTTGCGATCTAAAAATGAACCTTCGTCTAGCGCAATAAAATCAAATTCAGGCTCCATTAATTTACCGTCATCAGCGCGATCTGCAATAATAATGTCGCCAATCTCATCGCAGTCATTTGCCACCAGAATGTCGCAGTCCAAGAACGTCACCTGCTCGTAGCCCTTGGTCGCAATGATATTTCCTATGGCCAGCTTGCTATACTGTACCGGCTCAACCAGCGGCTTCTCAATTGAGATAAGGTCGATCTTGTGCCGCTCGCAGTATGCCTCCATGCGCGGCTTGGTAAGCTCAAGAACCTTGTGCCACTTATCTCCAAATGCCTGGGTAACTAATGCTTTCTTCATTTAACGTCCTTCCATATAATTCCCTTATCGTCCAGATCGCTGCTGAGAAGCATTATTTTA